CAAAGAAGGTAGGTCAAAAATTATGCGTCATAAAATGTATAAGGAGAACATCTCTAATGAAACCAACTAAAATAACAAACGATAAACCTAAGCATGAGCCTAACAGATTAGGCGATATGGCAGAACATTACGCTATCACTTGGTTATGGGACAACGGGTATCACGTATTCAAGAATTGTGGTTGTACAGGCCCTATCGACATTGTTGCCTTAGACCCACAAGGAAAAGTAACGCTGATAGATGTTAAGTCTTACAAGGACGGTAGGCTGGCATCAAAGACTCCGCTTCAAAAAGAACTTAACGTACAGTACCTCCACTATAACTCCCTCACACGCAAGTGTAGATTCGTAAGGCATCGCAAATGAAAAACTTAGACACACTAATACATGACATATACACTGTACTTGACGGCCTCAACAGCGACAAGGGAGTGGACATACCTGAAGAACTAATGGAAGAGTTTCTTGTTAACACAAGAGAAGCTCTTGAAGGCTGGTCAACCCCTCACCTACAGTCTAAGACAGTACGTATGTCTAATGTAGGAAGGCCGCTGCGCCGCGTTTGGTACGACATGCAGGACACCGACCTTACAAAGGAGCGTATGCAGCCGTCAACCTTTATTAAGTTCTTGTACGGCCATCTTCTTGAGTCTGTTGCTATCCTCCTCATCAAGCTGTCAGGGCATACTGTTACTGACATGCAGAAAGAAGTAGAGGTTGATGGCATCAAAGGCCACATGGACTGTAAGATCGACGGAGAGGTAGTTGATATTAAGACAGCCTCTAACTTCTCTTTTAAAAAGTTTTCCTCTGGTGCATTGGTTGACGATGATCCCTTCGGTTACATGGCACAGCTTGCTGGGTACGAGGAAGCAGAAGGTACAGAGGATGGCGGCTTCTTCGCTATCAACAAAGAGACAGGAGAGATCTGCTTGTTCAGGCCGGGACAGTTATCCAAGCCGAACATTAGAACAAAGATAAGCAATATCAAAGATAGCTTAGAGGTAGATGAACCGCCTTCTATTTGTTATCCTCCTATTGCAGAGGGTAAGAAAGGTAATCTACGGCTCGCTTCTGGCTGCGTCTACTGCCCTCACAAAGCTAAGTGCTGGAAGGACTCTAACAATGGAAGTGGTCTTAGAGCTTTTAAATATTCTAACGGCGTTAAATATTTTACCAGAGTAATATCACAACCTAATGTGCTGGAGATTCCCTTACGATGAACAGAAGACTATCCAAAAGAGTTAGCAAGAAAGCTTTAGAAATATCAGTAGAGTGGCTCAAGAGCTTGTTGTCAGACGCAGAAGCTGCTAAGGTGAATGCCAAGCACATACCTAGAGACAATCCATATACTTTTAAAAATGGTACAGCATACTCAATACCTTACTCGTACAGAGGTGCTAAGGCTATTATCAAAAGGCTACTAAGAACAATGCCGTTAGATTCAATCACCACTCAAGACATTGAAGAAGTAGTTAGAAGGACTCAGCGATCTTGATCACAACGCTTCCAGACATAGACACAGAACCAGAGATAACGATTGTAGAGCTTGCTCGTTTTTTCTTAGGTAGCAATGGTAGTATTGCTGAGGTTCCTACAGAAGTTATCCAACAACTATTAGTTCTGTTAGAGCTGGAAGTTATAAAAAGAGAAGGGGTTATACATTGAAAAGAAAACCTAGAGCAAAACGACCTATAGAGAAAGACAAGCCTAGTGGCTATGATTCTAAGTGGGAAAAGACTTTACATGATACGCTCCTACAAGATTGGGTACACCACGATGGCAAGGTTCCTTATGTAATAGAACATAACTATCATCCCGACTTTACAAAGCGTATCGGTAGGAAGAAGATTATCATTGAGGCTAAGGGTAGGTTCTGGGATTACGCAGAGTTCACCAAGTATATCTGGATTCAGAAAGCTTTACCTAGTACAACTGAACTGGTATTCTTGTTTGCTAACGCCTCCTCTCCTATGCCTCAAGCTAAGAGAAGGAAGGACGGTACTAAGCGTACTCACGGTGAGTGGGCCTCTGACAACGGCTTCAGGTGGTTTACTGTTGACACGCTGCCTGACGAATGGAGAAGTGAAGAATGAAACAGAATACTAGAAAGAAACTTAATGACGTTACTCCCGAAGAGTGGGATAATGTTTCTAGACCAGCTCACTACAACAGTGGAGACATTGAGTGCATCGACGGAATAGAAGCCATGCTAACAAGAGACGAGTTTATAGGTTACTTGAGAGGAAACAGCATGAAGTACCGCTGGAGGTTCCCGTACAAAAACGGGACGGAGGATCTAAAGAAAGCAGAGTGGTACGAGAAAAGACTACTAAGGATTCTAGAGAGTAATGGATAAGAACTATGTAGATAGAAAAACTGAGCGTAGAGATAAGTACGATAAGAAACGCAAAGGAAAGATTACTAAAGACCATAAAAACTTTAAGAGTATTAAGCTCGCAGAAATAAAAAAACTTGAGGACATAGAGGATTTAAAAAATGGATCAATACCAACAATACATACACAAGAGTAGATACGCACGTTACTTAGATGAGGAAGGACGCAGAGAAACGTGGGCTGAGACAGTCAACCGTTATCTTTCTTTCTTTGTAGAGCGTAATCAACTAGGTGCTTCAGAAGCCGAAGAGCTTTTCAATGCCATCGCTGATCAGGAAGTAATGCCTTCTATGCGTTGCATGATGACAGCAGGGCCAGCCTTACACCGTGACAATGTTGCAGGGTTTAACTGCTCTTACCTCCCTATCGACAGCCCTCGCTCTTTTGACGAGCTTATGTATATCTTGTTGTGTGGTACAGGAGTAGGGTTCAGTGTTGAGCGGGACTACGTAAGCAAACTACCAGAGGTGGCCGACAGCTTCCATGAGACTGACTCCACGGTTGTTGTGTCTGACAGCAAGGTAGGCTGGGCAAGTGCCTTCAGAGAGCTTATCAGCCTCCTGTACGCCGGTAAGATTCCTAAGTGTGACTTGACTAGGGTACGTCCTGCTGGAGCTAGACTGAAGACCTTTGGCGGCAGAGCCAGCGGCCCACAGCCTTTAGCAGACCTGTTTAATTTTACTGTTGATCTGTTTAAAGTTGCTACAGGTCGCAAGCTAACGTCACTAGAGTGTCATGACTTAGTATGTAAGATTGCTGACATCGTTGTTGTAGGTGGTGTAAGACGCTCTGCTCTGATCTCACTGAGTAACGTAACTGACAACCGCATGGCTAACGCTAAGAACGGTGAGTGGTACTTGGGTAACGGTCAACGTGCATTGGCTAACAACAGTGCTGTGTACTCTGAGAAGCCTGACTTTGATACTTACTCCTCTGAAATGAAGCGTCTGTATGATTCTAAGTCTGGTGAACGTGGTATCTTCAGCCGTATTGCAGCTCAGAAAGTAGCAGCACGTAACGAACGAAGAGACGCTACTTATAAGTTTGGTACTAATCCTTGCAGCGAAATTATTTTACGGCCCTATCAGTTCTGTAACCTATCAGAAGTTATTGTTAGAGCAGATGATACAGAAGATACCCTTGTAGAAAAGGTGCGGGTTGCTACAATCTTAGGAACGCTTCAATCCACCATGACTGACTTCCGTTACCTACGTAACATCTGGAAGAAGAACACAGAGGAAGAAGCTCTTCTAGGTGTCTCAATGACAGGCATCATGGACTGCAAGCTAACTAATGGGTCAACAGGTGAAGAGGCTTTAGGGCGGCTCTTAGAGACTCTCAGAGACGTTGCAATACTTACCAACAAGGATTGGGCCAAGAAGCTAGGAGTTAATCAATCAGTTGCTATTACTTGTGTTAAGCCTTCAGGAACTGTTTCACAGTTGACTGACAGCGCCAGCGGTATTCATCCACGCTTTAGTGATTATTATATTAGGACTGTACGAGCTGATAAGAAAGATCCACTTGCTACAGCAATGATTGACAAGGGTTTTCCTCATGAAGAAGATGTAATGAATAACTCTAACTGGGTATTCAGCTTTCCTCAGAAGGCTCCTAACAAAGCGATAACAGTAGAAAGCATGGGTGCTATGGAGCAGCTAAAGCTTTGGAAGATCTATCAAGATAACTGGTGCGAGCATAAACCTTCTATGACTTGTTACTATAACGACGATAACTTCTACTCTGTGTGTCAGTGGATCTGGGAAAACTTTGATAGCGTCAGCGGCATTAGCTTTCTTCCTGAAGCAGAGCACGTATATAAACAAGCTCCGTACCAGAAGATAGATAAGGATACGTATCAAAAGCTTTTAAAAGAAATGCCTAAAGACATGGAGTGGGATATTGAAGAGCTAGATGATAACACTGAAGGCGCTCAGACACTTGCTTGTGTTGCAGGAGTGTGTGAGATATGAGAGGCAATCT